CACAGACCACGAGCGGATCGTAACGACCGACGCCAAGGGAGACTATCAAGGACAAAAGCCTTTGCGAGAAGTATCCGGTTTGGAGCTTGAGACGTATTCGTTTTCTCTTAAAATTTCGACGATGACTTTTGAAACGATCTCGGTAAGTGCATTGGGGAAAGCCGCTCTGTCACTAGGTGCGGGCGCTTTAGTCGGAGACAGGCTGGGTAAAAAAGAAGAAGACGAGCGGATGTATACCGACGTGACAAAGTATCTTGACGACCTCTCAAAAGTCCACGACGCCCAAGAGCCGCAGCCCTTCTATATCGGCGAATCCTACCGAGGTGATTTCACGATTGAGCGAATCCATGTGAGGGAAAAACATCAAACAAACGGCGAGATTTTGATCGCTGAAATTGATATCGATTTAAAGGAGTGGATAACGGATGACAATTAAAATCGCACCTTTGAATCTTGACTTCGGAGAACTACCACGCGGGGGAGTCGCACCACCACAGGCGATCCACGTTTTGAATGAAACCGAAAACGAGTATTTCATCAACAGCGTGAGTGTGTCCGGGCAATACACCACAGATGATATCGTTGGTAAAACACTAGGTGCGTTTGAGCTTGAAGCAGGTACCTTGACGGCGCTTGCGAACACTGTTTCTGTTTGTGAGCACGACAAGTTTGTCTTTGTGGCCAGCACCTCCATGGGCGTGATCTCTTTAAGCAACGAAGTTGGGACGCTCAAGCAGCTATCGGCCTATACTCCTTTGACTGTAACGTCCGCAAGCAAACTTCACCACGACGGGCGCTTTCTGTATCTTACCAACGCGGACGGGATACACAGTTTTAAAGCCGATCAATTTGGCGCGCTCACGCTGCTTGACACGATTAAGCCCAACGCAGGGGCGGTGCTTGACGTGACTAGCGACGGCGTAGATCTCTACGTTGTGGACGCAACGGCATTGACACTTTTGAGGGTTGATAACAGGGGACAGTTTAGCACCGTCTCCGAAAACACCACGGCAAAGGGCGTCTCTGTAGCAGTGCTTGGCGAGTACTCTTTTGTTGCCGACACCACGAGGATTTACAGCGTCAAAAAAAGCAACGCTGACAATCTGGTTCTACAGACCACCTACACCGGCGCGGCGGCAAACCTGGATAACCTGGTCGTGGTAAGGGATAAACTTCCTGGCAGAATTGGCGTACTGTTTGCGACGTTGATCACTGGCGGCAACGTGGAGGTGATAGCGGGCACCGTCGACGAAGGCGGTGAGTTCGTTTACAGCGGCGTGAAGTACTCAGTTGCGGCGGCGTCCGATCAAGGCTTGTTTTACGACGGCGTTCTCTTGCACTTGTTTGCAGACACCGTTCACGCGGCGCTTTCCGTCGAATTGCCGACGATGGCACTCGCAGCTTTGAAGTCGTTTTCCACAGATGCCAAGGCAGGTATTTTTTACGACGGCGACATTATCACCCTTGTGACCACTGGGTTACAGGCTTACTCGTTTGGTGATTGTCGTCTAAAAATGGACGCGAAATTTAACGCGCTTGGCAGTGGGGGGATACCGGGTGAGGTTGATGTTGGGGTTTTTAAAATCAAGGAACCGGGCGAGACAGTTTTAATCTCAGTGGCCAAAGACAGCACGTCGGGAATGTGCCAAGTCAGCGAGGACGGGGGACTTACGTGGACAGAGTATGCGATGCCGGTTAACGGCGTAGGGTATTACAAGGTTACGGTTGGCAACGGGGTAGCTATTGCTGTAGCCGACGGCACAAAAAATTCTGTGGCTCGATCTGTTGACTACGGAAAAACATGGACACTAGTAGCCGTACCGTCTGGACTTTGGAGAGATTCTGCCTATCTTGACGGCGTGTGGATTATTGTGGGAACAGGAGGGGTTGCGCTGCGCTCTGTCGACGACGGGATGACGTGGACGTCTATTTCTCTGCCTTATAGTAACTCATGGATCTCTGTCGACGGCGGCAACGGAGTTTTTGCAGCTTCAGCAATAAGTGGAGACTCTCGAAGAGTTATGAGATCTTCCGACAAGGGTCTAACGTGGACCAATACCACAGCTAGTTCCTATTTGTGGTACTCTATAAAATTTGGCAACGGCAACTGGGTTATTTTATCCAACTCGTCAAGAGTGGCGGTATCGACGGACGACGCTGCTAGTTTTACAACTTACACGTTGCCTGAAAATAATTATTGGTACGGTCTGAGTTACGGCAACGGTCGCTTCAGCGCGGTATCAGCGGACGGCACCAATCGCACAATGCGCAGCCTCGACGGCGGCGTAACATGGACCGTGGCGGTATCAGCGGAACAGAATAAATGGAGATCAATTACCTACGTTAAAGACAATATCTTTGTTGCGGTATCCGAAAACGGCACTAATAGAATACAGCGCACTACCGACGGCGGGGTGACGTGGTCAGCTATCCCGGCCGCATCGGCGCATTCGTGGCGGGGAATATGCAGGGCACAGCTCCCAGACGTCCCCTGTGAAACAAGGGTAATCACAAAACCGATCACCCTAACCGGCGTCTGCCAAATTGACGACCACGTACCAGAGACAGCAATGACCCTGCCCTCTGATACAAGGTGGGACCGGATAGACCGTTTCAAACTAAACGAAATTAAGGACGCGAACAGGATACCCGTACAGATAAAGGCCCGCATCAACGCGCCACAAGGGGCGGTGATCGATATTCCAACGGACGCGACACCGGCGAACGATGAAGCGCCCGCTCAGGCTTGGCGTAAATAATGAGCGCTGATTATAATATTATCGTTGACGGCAAACCTCTTGACGCTGAATTCAAGAGCCGAATTCAAACCGTCGACTACCTTGATAATCTCGGTTTTTCGTCGGACACTTTCAACGTCAACTTTGGTTTTTACGCTGATAAACTTTATGATCTTTTCCCCAAAGGAACACCTGTTTCTTTGGAACTGATAGACAGATCTGTCACCCCTGCGAAGTCGATCAAAAGCGGAGAGATGTTCGTGGATTCGAGGCCACTAGGGATTCAGCCGGATTATATCACTATCGGCGCGAACTCAAAACCCATGGAAACGCGTGGTTTCGATCATCAGATAAGCTACTCGAAAAAGAAGGTTACGCTCGCCGTTTTGTTGCACGACGTGCTCAAAGAGATCGGTTTTGAACTCAATTACAATTTCATGCGAGACCCTTTGAACGGCTGGAATATCAACCTGAAAAATATCGCTATTCAAAACCAGGCAGTGGGGACGGTGGTTTCCGAGTACGCCGACATGTTTGGGTGCTACGTAAAAATCTACGACAAGGCCTTGATATTCACGAATCTTTTCTCGATGCGCGGCCTCCCGCCTTCGGCATTTGTCGACGTGGCCAAAGATCCGATTTGGGAACTTACCTCAGAAGACGCAACCCACGTGCCTACTGATTACACGATGAAATATTACGATCCGCGCACCGGAAAAACCTTGCACGATAAAAAGCACCGGCGCGACGTTCTGAGTACCAAGAGCGAGACGATAAAAAACATTGTGCAAAAAGTGGCTGACGCAGACGCGGCGCGGGCTATAGCCATGTCGGTCGATAGTCAATCGACGCAGCAAATAACATTTACAACAACACGCAACACCAACTTGATAGCAGGGGCTATACTCAATATTAAGGGGCTCAAACCCTTTAATGGCGACTTCTTGATCACGCGGGCAAGGCATTCTGTAGAGAAATCCTGGACCGTCGAGATAAACGCCGAAAGGATTTTATAAAATGGGTCATCGCATGGCCACGGTCACGGACGGCCGATTAACTCAAATCGATATTGATAGCGCCACCACTATCGCAGCGGGCGGCGGCACTGTAGACGTTGACTCCGCGCTGAACAACATGAACGGCGGCACCGGGGCGAGCGCGGACACGGCAACGCAGGCGGTTGTTAGATTAGTGATAGCCGGAACGATGCCAGCCGGAACAGAAATCGTGTTGACCCCTATCGTTAAAGGCGTTGGGGCGCTGGCCACTATCACTAAAACTCTAGCGGCCGTTACCGATGACATGATCGAAACTCGCTTCGAAGGGGAACCCTCGATTGCCGACGCCGATTATGTAAAAATTACTTACAAATTTAAACAGGGTGGGGCTCCCTACAACGTGACCAGCGCGACGGCGCAACTCAAAAACGCGGGGAGTATGGACAGCCTCGACGCCGTGATTAGCTCGTCCAGTTGCGCTCTCAGAATGGAATTAGTTAACCCTCCACAAGAGCAGTACAACGGCGGTATTCATTTTGTTGACGAGTCAAATCAGGCGGCGGCAACGTACCTAAAGCTTTGGAGTCGTAAGACATTTTTGCACGGTTCGATCCAGTGGAAAATCAGCGGCGGTGTGACTCTAAAAATCTACGCTTCGAACGACGAGACGGCGGATACATCGTCTATGAACGGCTGGCAGGACGTGACCACGCAGATCACCGGGGCCGCAACACAGGTTGACAACACAGGGATCGCGTTCCTTGACACTAATATGGCTTTCTCAAAAATTATGGTCGAGTGGGTTTGTTCCGACGCGACAAACGCGGTGGACGTCTGGACGTACGAGGCACCTTGATGGTCGCTAATTTAGTTAGTCAAAATGTAAAAAAGAAATCGGTGTATCCCTATATTTTTAGCGGCTCGCCGATTACGTCTGACTACGTGCTCACGGCCGACGACTACGCAGTTGGGGCTGACTGCTCCGCTGGGGACGTGACTATCACTGTTCCAGACGCATCCATTTTTAGCGATTACCCAAAGGCTTGGCTGGTCAAAAAAATGAGCAACGATGACAATTGCTTAATTCTAAAATTAGCCAATCCCTCAGACTCCGCCTATGGCGCGGAGTTTTACGCGATGCGTTTATGTAAACAGGGCGCGGGTGTTGAAATAATTTTGAACGCAGACGGCAAATACACGTTTACGGAGGCGAGCGGAATCAGAGAAGATTACATTGTAATCCCTGTTGTAAGTACCGGAACGCCTTCGCTGTCCAGCACCACGCTCACACTCAACGGGACGCTCGACGATCTCGGAGTGGAGACAAGCGTCAAGGTAAGGTTTCGATATCGCGACGTCACCAGCGGAGGCGCGTGGACGGATACCAGCGACGCGACACTATCAGCAGTGGGCGATTACTCAGATACAGCAACGGTTACAGCGGCTCACACTTATCAGTCGCAAGCTATCGTGGAGACCGACAACGGGAATCTGTACTACGGTGAGGTGCTGGAAACCACCGATAATTTTTATGCCGACACTGGGATCGCCGCGTCGAATGGGCTTGAAAACTATTGGGCGTTTCAGGAATCGGCGGGCGTTGACACCCTGGCGGTGGATACAATGGCCGGGGCCGACATGGTGATGAGCGGCGGAGTGGCTATCGGAAGCGACACGATCAACGCTCACACAGTTTACAAAAGATTATTTCGCGCCGACGATTTTGGTGAGGCTCCTTTCACCGCTGACTTTTCCGCACACACTCACACGATCATGGTTCAGGTTGACGTTAATTCAGCGAGCGGAGATCACACTTTGTTTTCGCTTGGTAGAAACGTGTTGTCAGTAGCCAGCGACAGCAACTCAATACAGCTTGAGGTCAACGGCACAATCGGCACATGGTCAAGCGCCACGCCGTTCAGCGGGATTCTGAATCTGTTTATCGTTAACGACTTGGCGAAAAACAAATGCACACTGTACACAGCAACCCCAAGCGGGCGCACACGCAGAATAGTTGTCAACCAGGTAGTAAGCGATCAATCAATTTATTTCAGACTCGCACGCGGCACTTCGGGCGATAACAACCACCAGGATTTCGAGTACCTTGACGACGGCGATGTCCGCAGCGTTGCCGTTTGGGGAAAGAAACTAACCCAGTCAACAATGAAATCGATCTGTGATACCTTGGACAACAAGGGCGCACTAATAGTGAGTTAGGATTGTAAAATGATCATCGACAGAAAAACTTTAGGAGCGGGAACCCCAATGACAACAGTACTCACAGCCGCGCAAGAAAAAAAAATATACGATCTCTACACCGAAGGCTTTGGGCCACAGGAGATTAAACACAAAATTTATAAAGACTTCGAAGGTGGGAAACCCTTTCACCACCTGCTTGATAGCGCCGTTAATAAAATCGAAACAGTGCAAAAAATCTGTGACGAAGCCATGGCGGGGGACAAGAAACCTACTACGGTTACGGCGCTCAAGGCCGAAGTCAAAAAGAAGATCGAGGGAGCGGCGGCGGTTGTCGATTACGCAACCTCGAAAGTTGTGGGTAAAACGGGGACGTTTAAGGAGTACGAGGGGACGTTTAAAACTGTGGCGGTTATCAAAGACGTTAAAGAGGTGGGCTAGTGACCACGCGGCAAACAGCCGACGCGGCGATATGCGCACACGTTGCAGTAACTGACTCTACAAACCTTTACGGTGGCTATAATTGCAAGGCCGTCGAAGGTAAAATCCTGGACGTGTCGAGCAAAGGGAACGATGCCCCGTTGACAGGGCAAGTTCCAGAGCCTCATATTCTCGGTCCTGCCTTGTGCGAATGTGGTGTGGGCTCTGTTAATACCGGGATCGATGCGACACAGCTAAATCCTAGGACGGAATCGCATACGGTTTGTGGGTGGGTGCAGGTGATTTCGAGCACAACTAACTATACATCAATGTTAGGAAAAGGGATCGGCGGTGGAACTTATGTTGTTTTCCCGAATGGGGGAATCTCCAGAATTAATGCAAATTCAAAAATAAGATATTCGCATTATACAGGTAGCTCTTACGTTTACGTCAACGCGGCTGCGAATACTGCTATCAACGGCAGCATGGTTCATGTGGGGTATACAGTTGATCACACATCTACGCTGGTAACTCTTTATGTCGACGGGGTTGCTTCGGGGACTCTGGCTAATACAGCTATGGTCACAAAAGCAGCTGTGGATGCGGACGGTTTTCGTATCGGTGGCGGAAATACGACAAACGCCGCAAACGGGGAGCTAAAAGGCTTAATAATCGCTCCCCAATTTTACAAAGAAGTCAAATCCGCCGACTGGTTCGCGGCCGAATATGCCAAGGCCGCTACAGCCCTTTGGCACACAACCCCCGGCGCGGACGTGTCCACAGCTTCGATCACAGCCGGTCAAATCGAAAATACTTTATTCGAGGTCAACTCGGGTTCGTTTAAAATTTCCGAGTCAGGCGATACCAAGTCTTTAGAGTGCGTCTCCGCCGGAACAGTATCGGCGCGAACTATCTCGATGCACCACAGTGCTACCGAGGCGGCTTACGGTACGTGGGAGTTTTCGACGACCGGCGCAAGCTCAACGATGATCATCGCCTCCGTTGCAGGGGCGTACAACGCAGCGGCGCAGAACGGTTATCAGATTGAGATAGACGCGGCGGGCGCTTTGAAGTTGCAGCGAATTACCAGCGGCGCGGTCGCCACAACTTTACTCACCACGGCAAACGGCACGATCACTTTGACCGCACGCACGCGGATCGTTGTGACCCGCTCTAATACTGGCATATTCACGGTTTACGCTGACGGCGTTAAACTGACGGCAACGGCGGGCGCGAACCCGTCGACGGATAACACACACACTGATTCTGACTATCTCACACTGACACCTGCGACAAATTCGCTTTACACTTACTGCGATAAATGCGGCGGAAACGCAATAACCAAGCGGCTTATCACCGTTGCACCTGAATAGGATCACCATGACCGACGACACCACCACGATCAGAATTGAAAAAAAAATCGACATGATTTCAGCGGATATTACCGGACTAAAAGTCGACGTTGCGGTCCTAAAGACGGACGTTAACACGCTCAAGACAAACACCTCCGACGTGGGTAAGATGCTCACAAAAGACAGCGCGACGGACTTGATAGCCTACGCAATCGGCGAGCACGAGAGAAGGAATCCAGGTGCTCCACAAGATGCGGGGTTGGTAAAAGCAAAGACAAAAGTTCTGCTAGCCTTGGCCGGATTGTTCAGTGTTGGCGCGGGTGTGGTGGGCACGTATCTTATAAACTAGGCACTTCCAAATTGAATTCTTCTGCTATTCTGTAAAACAATTTTTCATACCCTTCGTCGAAAGCCAGCGCGTGAGAAAGTGACGCATAGTGTACGCCAAGCACGCGGGCGTATTCTCGCAGTGTTCCGTACTCGTCGCGAATAGCCTCCACCGCTTGTTCTCTATCGCTCATATTCAGCCAGCCTTTCCTTCATGCCCTTGGAAGGTTTCATCCAATCGCCCGTCTTCGCCGGGTTTTCGTTAAACCCCTCGTGTATCAGATCGTCCCCAATTTTCGGCGGTGCGCTTGGCTCTATGCCTTCGATATCAATATACGCTTCGGTTAACTCCGACACGGTTGACCGGCAATTGAAGTGATTGAGCGGGTAATGGGAATCCCAAAACGGATCATCTTTGGGCAGAATCACGCCGTCCAACTCTTGACAAATTGGCGTGGTGCGGTTGTCCATGACGGTTTGATATTCGATCATCTTGATCAGGGGAGACGCTTGGGTACTGGCCCAACGGCCCGCACTGTGGGCGGCACCGTAGTTGGTGCGGTAGACCGTCTCGATATAGTGAGGATTTTCAGCGGAGATACCAAGCGCTTTCATCACCTCGTCTTTGCCCACCTGGTCGATGAATTCCCTTAGTCCCATGCCGGTCGGCACGTTTTCAGCTAAGTATTTTTGGAGCGTTTTCATGCTGTCGAAGTAATCAAGTTTTGCGCGAATCGGCAACGTGCTTTGCAACTCCGCCTCGACGGTTTTTAAGTAGTCTTTACCCAATCCGGCGTCTTCTACAATCGCGTCAATCGTCTGATCGTCAATAACCACGGTATCCGCAGCGAACATGCTTAGCGTCTTCTCGTCACCCTCTTGAGCCGCGACGTTGCGCGCCACGTGGACAAAACCAAGGATATGAGTGTTGATAGTACCATCCTGATTGATCGCGCTCGCACGCTCTATGTATGCGTCTCTCGGCTTTGGTTCGTCGTCTTCAACGGTGGCATATAACTCAGGCCACAAATTATCTGCTATTTGTCCCCCGTAGTATTCGACCGCATCCGTGAGATCTTGCTCATCATTTTCGGCGGCGTCGCGTCGCGTTGAAAAAAACGGCCGCTTGCCCCCGCCTTGCTGTCAAAGGTTTCCTCTACTTTGACTGAGGAATCGTCGTCATCTTTGGGCGGGGCGATGTTGAACTTGTTTCTAAACCACTCTAGACTAAAGGGGATGCGCGCATTTTGAGCGTTCAACATTTCTTCAAAGGTGGGATCGTACTCGTAGACAAAGCGATAAAAAGGAACCTCTTTTGTTGTGCCCTTGTTCAACTCCCACGTCCAGGACAGTAGCGTGTTGATCGGTTCCTGCCACTCGTTCACGGCTATTTCACGCGCACGCGCTTTGATTATTTTTTCCTGATTGTCAGAACCGCCTTGATTCGAATAGCGGGAATCATTAGTGAGAGTAGAGGTTCCAAGCAGGGCCTTGGAAATCATACGGTTAAACAGTTCTATCAGGTCGACGATTTCCTTGCCCTTTGACGTTGCGTTGATCGACTGAACACTCTCAACGTTCGCCATTGCCACCGCTGAACTATTCGCAAGCGCTGTTAATTTTTTGGCGATATCCTTGCCGTTTTTTTCAGTCTCACCCGTGCTTGTGGCGCTCTTATAGATTGCCACCAGCGATGGGATAATCGCCTTCTTGGTGTACAGCAAACCCGCACGAATACAGGCTTTGCGGAAGTACCACGGCCAATAGGCTTTGAGCAAAAGCGAGTTGCCCTGCGGGTTATCGTTGCGCACGTCGTGGCTCATGCTGACAAATTTGTAGGGTTGGTCGAGTACCAAATCGCTGTCTTTGTCGACGATCTCTCCCGCTTTGTTAAACCCGTAACGCACAGGGTCAAGCGTTTTGAGCCGCTTAATAAGCCACTTTCCCTCGTTCTCGGCGGGGTCCCCCCAAATGACTTCGCAAATGATCGAGCCGTAATCGAGTGATTCCAAGAGCTTGTTAATGTCGATTTTTTGGAGGTACAGTTCGGCAAGTTCTTTTGCGTCCTCTGACTCTGAGTCAATGGCGTGTTGCGCGTCGGTGACGTAACTCTTAAACGTTTTGTACTCGGAAAAAACTTGATCGTCGCCGAGCATTTTGGTTACGATTTCTTTAATGTCGCCAACGCCTAGACTGTCCAGGAAGTCGTCCGAGGGAACGTCAAAAAGTTCCTCTAGATCAACGTTTTCGTTTGCGTCGGTAACTACAATTTCTAAATCGTTTTGTTTCTTGAAGGGCCAAATTTTCATGATAAAAATCCTTGGGTTGTCAAGGAAATTTTAACACTTAATAGGGGTTCTTATCAATCTCTTTGAGCACTCTTTGTTCGCGCAACATAGCAACCTCCCTTTTACTAGCGTTAAGCCGCGCCAACAGCACGTCTGCGCGGTCGTCGGCAATCTTTAGCTTGTGTCTTAACTCCTTAACCGTAGCGCGCGCGTTGTCGTTTTCGGACTCTAGCCGGGTGATTTTTCTGATCATCACAGAGGTGGCGATTGGGTCCGCGATTGAGAGGATTAGCTTTATTAGGGGGTTCATGATCCACCATCCTTGTCGCTGTAGCCCATGCGCTTCCTGTATTCCCTGCCTACGCTCGCCCTTGCTGCTCCGTAGTCTTTTGTCCCTAACCACGTCTGCGTTCGCTGCTTGCGGCAGTCGTCGCACTCAAAATTCCAAACCTCTTTTGTAATCACAAGTTTTCCTTGCTCATTTTTTTCGCGGTGTTTTGCCACCTCGACTTTTTGCCCGCACGCAATACAACGCTTATCATTGCGAAGGCGCTGTTCGCGACGCGTTAAGGGGCGGTTCAGGAATGTGCTCATTTTTTACTCACTCTCTTAATGCTAAATTTTTCACAACTATCAGCGTAATTTACCCCTCTAAAATCCAGACGACACAAGCCGTCCTTGAAAATAACGGGACATTTATTTTTTGGCGTAACGACTAACACTTGGTCGCTATCTGTGAAGTGTTTGCAATTTTTACAGGTGCTCATTTTTTACTCACTCTCCTAACCGCCGGAAACTTTGACCGACGGCGTTGGGGGTTAGCGTGGTTACAAACTCTGATATAGAACTTGGAGTCCACCGCGTATAAAATCAGCCTCGCAATGAGCGCGACGTTGAAGATAAACAGGAAGGCTCCAAGTGTTGTTATTGCCCACGCGGGGAGTGTTTCGATCATTTCTCACCTCTCAAAAATAAAATCATTGCATTACAAGCCACCGCAGCCCAATCGTGATCCTTAGCGTGCCTTAAGAGCTTTGAGCGGTACAGCGACTCGGCTTCCTCGTTCCAATCCATTTTCTTCCAGTCGTCGCGCACTCGGTCGCCTTTGATTCCCTTGAGCATATTCAGGGACATTGCGGCGACGAAATCGAGATCGACTAGATCCATAGGCGGCTTGTCAGGCCGTGACGGCGCGGGTTTCTCGTCTTTGGCGAAAGCTTTACCAATTTTTGAGAAGTTTCTTATAGCGTCGTCAATACCTTTCGCAGCTTCTTTGATCGTGAACGGTGCCTGTTTAAACTTCGGCTCGCTCGGATCAGACTCAATCAGTTGTTCGACTATCTCCGCGCTTTTTGCGGGTTTGTTTTTCAGCAAGAGGTGCTTTTCTCTAATGCCGTACAGGTGGTTGTCAAAAAAATACCAAAACGCTTTGTCGCTCTCTAGCCACGTTATTTCTCTAATTCTCAGGACCTCCTCTATCCCTAGAACCTCCACCACGTCGCCAAGTTTAAACCTAGGCTCAGGCAGTGACGGTGCGGGTTTATACTCGCCGGTTAACACAAGATGTTTTTCACTCACGCTGTAAGCCACTTCTGCAAATTTATAACTGTACTCTTCGTCGCCGGTCAACCACGTGTGACGTACTATTCTTAATCCGCAAGTTTCAGGCGGCGGTGCGCTGTTGTGTACGGACAAAAAATCAACCACGTCGCCAATCTTGAACTTTGGTTCAGGCCGTGGTGGTGCGGGTTCTTTGTCTTTGGCGAAAGCTTTACCAATTTTTGAGAAGTTTCTTATAGCGTCGTCGATACCCTTTGCGGCTTCTTTGACGGTGAAAGCTTCCTGTTTGAAACTGGGTTTCTCTTCGTCGAGGTATTCGGCGATGTGCGAAGCGGCGATAAAAAAGCCGGTATCGGGCCACAATGAGATATTATTTTTGTCAGGCGACAGAACTTTAATAATGCGATTGTCGGGCAACAGGGCTTCCATTTGTCTGTTAAAATAAACATCGGGGTTTTTTATATCTTCCCACCGGTCAACCCCGAACTCCCTTGCCATCTCACCCCAAGTTTTGATTTTGACTTTCATCCCTTACCTCCTTCAAATTGATTCCAAGAAGTAACCCTCTCATTGGCAAGACTATAGGTCTCCTTAAAGGTAACCACGCACCCGCACTCGTTAATCTGTCCGTATCCTAAAATGCGATCAACGAGTGATAGCGCACTGTACAGGGATTTCGAGGCACCAATCTTGCCGCATTTTGCGCAGCGCTCCAGGGGATAGCGGCGCTTTAATCGGAGTCGTTGCCAGCGGGTTTTTCGGTGTTTGCTTGCGGCGCTCATCTCCCAAACCTTTCCTCTAGCCGACGCCAAAGGCGCAGCCTGCTGTTGATTCTATACCGTAATTTCTTGCTCTTGTTTTTATCGCACGTGCGCCCTGATGCGTACAACACAAGGCCGCGCTCTATCGATCCGTCGCAACCGTCACGAGCGACGGCGAGCCAGCGGGCACCACACAGGGCTTGACCAGCTATCGTCGACGTGTCACACCTCCCGTCTCTTACTGCGTGCGGTCCAGTTTGCAAAAGGCCCTTTTCGCCAAGTGCACCGATTTTCTTGAGGCTTAAAACGTCGACGCGGAAAGAGGATTCGAACCATGCCATCGACACGAGAAGCAGCGGCGGCACTTGGTATTCTTGCGCGGCGTCGTCGAGTGCGTCGGCTATCTCGGTCAGCGCGTCGGCATTATCGGCAAGCGGGTGCGGGTGCTGCTGTACAAGATAGAGCACTGCTGTTAGTGTCGCGTCGTCTTGTGCGTGAGCGGCTGAGACGTATAGCGTAAGGGCTAGCGCGGGTGTGATAAAGATTTTCATCTGTTTTCCTCTTTGGCTTTGTAATGCTCGCAAGACCGATCGTTTACAACAACTATTGCACCTGCCCTGAAACAACGCCCTCGACGCCTGCCTCTATCTAAATAGAAGTTACACGTCCCGCACGTCGCCTCAATCAACCCGTGCCGTCGCAGATTCTCCGCGATCTTGGCGCGTGTTTTTTTGAGTTTAAAATCGTTCAAATTTGTCGTGTCGCTCATTTTAAACATCCCTCCCAATGTAACAAAAACTTTGCGGCGGTCTATCCGTCCCGCCCATTAGATCTTTGATCGTCACAAACGGCCGTGCGAAAAAGTTACCCACCTTGATCGCGTGGGCTATCTCTAGACCGTTAAAGTAATCGTAAAATTCTTTTTCCGTAATCCCAGCGGCGTCTTTACAACTCTCCCAAACAGCGTGGGGCTTGCCTAGTACCTGTCCCTCTGATTCGAAATAGCCAGCAATAGCGCCCACGGGAGCGGTTACGTACAACCAAACGTTTTCAAATTCACGAGTTGGAATCGTGCGCCTGAACTCGTATTTTTTAGAGCCAGCGATTATATTGTTTGCGTGACGCGGGTGGATTGAGAGTAGGATGTCGGTCATTTTGTGGCCCCCAAATCAAAGTACTTACAAAGCTCCAGGATCGCGGCTTGGTGACCGCGACAAACAAGAGCCTTGTATTTTGCGCGGTAAAGAACGTTCAGCCACTCGTCTTGAGTGGGGGACACTGCGCTTTTTTTGACCTGTTTCATTTCAATAAACAAACCGTGGAAACCCCCTAGTGGCACGGGTAAGAACAGATCCGGGAACCCTGCGGAGACACCTTCTTCTTTGAGATTTTTACCGGTGATCGCGTCTCTGTTGGCACCGTTGGGAATTGCAGCACGCGGGATCTTGCCCTTGTGTGTCGCGAGGTGTGGCCAGTTTTTCGACGCCCACGAGTCAAGCCAGCGGACCACCATCACTTGTTCTTGATGCTCGGATAAGCCAGTGGGGACGGTGGTTTCCCCGTTTGCGGCGCTCCATTCCCAGTATGAGTTATTCATTTTGGGCCTCTAGTTTTTCGCGAAGAAAAGCGAGATATTCGTCGGCGAGTTTGTTGTATTTCTCGTAATCAAAACTGTCTCTCGCCTCGGTCATATCGTCCATGATCTTACTATCACAGTGTTTTAGCGGGCAATCGTTACAATGCGCTTTGCCTTTCGTGTCGTAAGTGCGGTATCGTGTGCAAAGAGCGCAGAATGCGTTGTGCTCGTTTTCGGCAAACAGAAACCCCCTGTTTTCTTTGGACCATTTTAGCAAGGCAAGCTTTACCGCGTCTTCGGGATGTTTTTTTAGGTGAGCGTCGTGATCCCCATATCGAAGAAACTCTAAAGTTAGCTTTTTCATCTCGCCGCCCTCCACTCCGCAAAGCCAAGCAGGGCGCGGGTTACAGCGGCGGCACCGTCGATGATAAGATTGTGATCGCTCAAATATTCACAGTCCAATTCGTTCGTCATAAACCCAAATTCTATCAACACAGACGGCATTTTTGGGCCCCTGCATTCTTTTAAAAACGGCGCTGCTTTGATACCGCGTGAAGGCATGTTAGGCCAGGCTTTGCACAGTTCAGTATCGATCAGGGATGCCATTTTTTTTGACTCAGGACTCCAAGCTTTGTAAAAAACCCGGTGGCCCCGTGCGGGTCTCCAGCCCTTACCTCGTGCGGCGTTGGCGTGACAGGCTGCGTATACAAGGTCTTGATCTGGTAGCGTCTTGGCGAGGGCGTTGACGTATTTGATGCGGCTCTTGAGAGGGGTGTTCACGGGGCCGGGACGGAGGTTGACGACGTGATTATAGCCAAGCTCGTTCACCAATCCGGCCCTAATTACCCCCGTCATGTTTTCATTAAACCCGCCCTCATAAACCCCCGGAGGCACGTGGGGACTACGTTTCCCGCGTGTGAGGTAGGTTTCAAAAGGTCCGATTCCCCCGTGTCCGGGGCTTAGTAATACGATCATTTTATTCTCCTTGTTTTTAGCAGTACTTAGCAGACAAGATTGCACCTGCTATCAATAGTGTCAAAATCAATAGGCCGTGGACGCAGAGCATTATTATTATGCCTGTGTTTGACTGTTTTTCTTGTGTTGGCTCGATCATTTTATTCTCCTTGCGCTCCTTGCGCTGCTGTTCGTTTCGCGCGTTTGTGACTTACAAAATAAAGGCGGTTGTCTCGGTCTTTTATCCAGCCCTCTTTTCTCATTTTGCTATCAAGCTGTTCTTTAAATTTGTTGGTGATTACCCTGTCGTTTTTCGGCTCGAACGCTGCAAGATCTCCCCACGCGCCCGACGCCACAAAGCCGCCAAATTGCTCGATCGAAAGATTGCGATCTTCCTCGTCGGTGCCTGAATCCATGAAGCAATCCAGACACTTCATTTTTGATACAGTGTCTCCCGCCCTTGTACAGCGGTGCCTAAAGAGTTCGTCAACTATTTTTTCGCAGACTTCGCAAGCTCCGCCAGGGTGACCGCTGCGTTTTCCTCTTGGGTTTTTTGATCGGCTCATCTTGAGGCTCCCTGTAATCGCATCACTATCCCCCAGCCGTCCGGGGAGTTAAAGTAAAAACCGTTTTCATCCGATTCGTAAGAAACCTTCGCTCCAATTTTGATCAAAAACGCTACGTAAAAACTGGCTAGATAGTAGCCCTGGACGAGCACGGAGTCAGTGCCGAAGCCGGTCCCCAGACATGCGGGGCACGGTTTTTTCTCGCCTTCGTCGACGACCACAAACCCCCAATCGTTGCACTTGCCGCAATCTTCTTGTGTAGCCAAGCAGGGGCACGGTTCTATCGATACGTCTTTGACGCCCTTGCAAAACAGGCATTGACCGCACGGTTGCTGACTTAAATCGCGAGGGTCGGTCCACATGCGATCTTCGTTTTTGGGCTCGGTATTCCAACAGGGGTTGTGAGTATAATCTATAAGATCGATACCGTCGAAAGCATCCCCCTTGCGCTCGAAAAACATGATCATCGCTCGGTCAGCAATGGCGTAGGTTTCAGCGCTTACCTTCATCAATTGCGGCAAGTCGACCATTTCGGCGCGTTGTATTAGTGATTTGTAGGGTCTCATTTTAACCCCTTTACGCGCTCGATTTCTTTTCTAATCAGTAGCGCCACATCGAGAAAAAGCGTCGAGGGATAGTAAGGCGTTCCCAGTGACTTTGTCTCCAGGGCGACACGCGAATCAGGGTTGTTGCGCTCGAAAAAGGAGAACGTGACAAGCTCGTGATTGCCGGGCTGGATTGCGATCTCGAATTTTTCAGCGAGGTCGGTTAGGTTTCTGATGTGTTTTTCTATTGTTTGGTCTTTCATTTTTTGTTCTCCAGTTCTTTCCGCTTCATCCACGCCCAACCGGGTTTGTACCCTAGCTGTCGGGCGATCTCATGAAGCAGCGTTGCGTTGACTAAATGTTTGTTACTGTTCAGCACGTGGTAAACCCACATAACCGGCTTACCCGCTAGCCTAGCGGCTTTTAGCGCTTCGCCAACGGGTCCGGGTGCGAGGTTTGATTCTTTCGCGGCTCTAATCGCCGCGTCGAGGCGCTCTTTAATTTCCCGTCTCAAATCAGCCGGGGCTTTTTTGATATCGATATCGCACTCGATTTTTTTTAACTCGCAGTCGATGATTTCGGATGCGCGGGATTTGCGCTGCTTGGTATTGTGCTCGCAGCCTACGCACGAGGCGCGCTCGCAGTACAATCCGGTCTCAGGGCAAAGTTTAAACTTGAGCGCTTCCTTATCTGTCTTTTTCCGCTTAACCGTGCCGTTGAAGTTCCACTCGTTATTTTTCAACGGGTGGCCAAATTCGAGGTACATATTTACGTGATCAAGGATGATGAAATCCTTCTTGCCGCTCTCCGCGTGAGCACGTCCGCCCCTCCAGATCATTTGCTCTTGCAGGGCCTTTGACTTGGTGGGGCGCAATAGTATCACACAACCCAGGGTAGGCACGTCCAGGCCGTATGTGGCGATCTCGCAGTTGACTAGACCGTCTAGTTCGTGGTTTTCCAGGGCCTTGATCAAGGTTGCGCGGTCGTCGGTTTTCGTCTTCGCGGAAATCGTTTCGAACCTCAAACCTACGTTTCGAAACTCCGCAGCTACCTTACCGGCTTCGTTGACGGATCGCGCAAACACTAGAGCCGTGCGGCCTTGCGCGTGCTTCATATATTTTTCGACGGCGTTTCCATAGGTGCAGCGCTTCTCCAAAAGGTTCGCAAGTGCTTTTTCCTCGTAGTCTAACCCAGAGCGCTTGATCGCTCCAAGGCCCTCTAACTCTGGCGCATACAAGATCGGCGGCACCAACGCACCTTTTTTTATCAGCTCCGTCTTGGGCGGACCCTCCACAAGTGCGCCGTAGATATCGCGCAAAGGTTTTCCGTCGAGGCGCTCAGGGGTTGCGGTCAAGCCGATTACGTAGGCGCTGGGGTAGTGCTCCAAGATTTTTAATTGCCGGTCATGAAACAGGTGGGCTTCGTCGATAAAGATCAAGTCGGGCGCGTTAACGATTTTGTCCCAACGTTTTATCAGTGTGTGCGACGAAACAATGTGAACGCGGAAAGCCGCGCTCTCACTGTGTTTCGCGTCTATACGACCGTGGGGCTGGTTCATTTTTTTAAGCGTTTTAGAAAATTGATTCCCAATTTCGCCGCGTGGGACTATGATCCAAACCCGCTTACCGCGTGCGATTGCTGACTTTGTCATCGTTGACGCAAGCACGGTTTTGCCACCGCCAGGGGGGAGTTGCACACAGACGCGAGGGGTTGACGCAATAGCGGCGCGGGTATCTGCGTACAGCTTAGTTTGGTAGTCTCGGAGGATCATTTTCCCGTCTGGCTCCTGCGCTCCGCCTCTTTGCGAGCGATTGCGTTCGTGCACTCGTTGCGACGATCCAAATATCTACAGTCAACGTTTTGTCCGCGCGGGTGTATCATGTAGGCGCTGCAAGGGTTTGCCGCGTTATGAGCGCAACTGTATTTTAGGTTGCACTTTGTTTTTGGGTGGTCGGTCATTCTGATTCCTCTGTTTTTGTAGTGGTGTACGTCACGTCGAAATCAACGAACAGCATAAATTCCATGGAGCATTCTTCACAGTCGACGCGCTCGTTGCCGTTGCCGTTGTACTCGGAGCTGTCTCCAAACTCGTTGCCGCAGTAAGGGCATACGATCTCGTCACGGCAAAAGTGTCGAAGTCTTGGGCGTTACCGGTCATTCCATGTCCCCTTTCTTGCGCGTTGTGTACGTCGTGCTTGTTTTGACGTATAAATCAAATTCTCTTTCGCACTCTCCGCACTCTATTTCTACGCTGTCATCAATATCCTCGTATTCCCAACTGTCTAGAAACCTGTAGCCACAATAAGGACACGTGATCTCGTCTTGTGAAAAAGTGTTAATTGGTTTTTTCATCAGATCGGCCCCTCCCCCTCGTCAATAAAACTGTTGTCAACCTCTGGCGCTATCTCTTCTGGTTCAGGAACGACGCGGGCTTCCACGGTTTGGGTTTCTTGCGCCTCTGTTATTTTGGCGGCGAGGTCTTCGGCGGGGGTGCCTCGTTCAGGTATAGCGTAGCCTTCCACGTCGTTGATTTCCTCTAGTGTCTGTCCTCCCATTCCGCTCGCAATTTCAGGCGCATACAAGCGTGACCAAAACGCGGCGGCTCTATAATGAAGCATCAGCTCAGGCATCGTTTTCCATTTCGATCCTTTTTTTCCGTACCAGCCCTCGTCATGAGCCATTTTTATCGTGACCTTTGGACCAATTAGTTTTTCCTCAGTGCGAAGATCTGTAGCAATGGCGCGGCATCCCCACTCGTTAGAGTTTTCTTTGCCGGTCATTTCAAAACGCAAAGGGGAAAATGTCCCGTTGCTGTTAATAGATGCGATCAAAAACTTGCTCGAAAATGCAAATTGTCCGTAGACCTCAAAAAGATTTTGCATCACAATAAACGCTGGAGCTCCGATGCGATCCGCGATTTCCATTGCTACCATTGTGTCAGCGAGGTTGTCTCGAAAACGAGGGGGAATCATCGTTGACTTGCTTAACGCTTTCGCTTGACGTTGAACGAGTTCAAATCTTGTCGTCGCGTCAGTTGTGGTTTGAATTTTATTGTTCATTTTCTTCTCCTTCTCCAAACAAAGAAATTATTTTGCCCGCTCGATTGGCGGCGCGTGACGCGATCTCTTTTTTTGTCTCTTTGGTGTAGCGCTCAAGAAACTCCTCAAGGATTTTTGCGAGGCTTTCTCGAATTTGATCTTGGACTTTTTCGTCTAAAAAATCACCATCCAAACAGCGGCGTCTCCCTCCGTCGTCGGTTCGCGCAAAGAAGATATCATCAATGCGCGACCGCTGTTTACAGAGATTAACAGCGCGGGAAATGTGCTTCACGCAATCGCCAAAAATCCTGAGCGCTTTCGCGTCTGCTTCGGCGGCGGCCTCTAGATCGTCCGTTATCTCTGTTAATTTTTTATTGTCCATCTTCAACTCCCTTCAAAACCCCCTCAACCGCTCTACGTCTGGCTCTACGCACCGCAAGCTCGAAGCTGTCAAGGGAAATCTTGTGATAGTCCGCGTATGCGACGATCACGCGCTCGGTGTCTGCTATTAGTTCCGCAACGTCTTTGACGCAACAACTTAAATCGTGGTAGTTGTCGCAAAACGTGACCGTCGACGGGTAATCGCGCTCAATCAATAACCGCGCGGCTTTTAGGTTGTCGGGTTTCATTTTTAAATCGCTCCTTGTAGCGGTTTCCGAGTTCTTTACTCGTGTAAAAGTCAATATCAAAAAACCCGTCATAGACACGTCGAGAAATTTCCCAGTGCCTTGAAATGCCAATCTCGCCCTGACTAACAATCTCAAAAATGTGAGTTGGGATTTTGGGAGTGTGCAAATAAACCACTCCGAAAGGCTCGCTGTATTCTCTGTCGAACACGTTTGCCGATTTTGTTATTTCAATTTCGGCTTTTTCAAAGGCCGCTATCACAGCGTCAATCATTTTTTGCATGGCCGCAAACCCTTTCTGCTGCTAGCCCGCGCGCTTTGATAGTTCGCTTCAATTCTTCTTTGATCATTCTGCACAGATTCTGCAATCGCGCAATCTCAGCCGCCTGCCGGGCGATCAATATCGCAGCGTCGGTGGGGGTGTAGTCGATAGGTTCGCTCATTTTGTCACCTCCACTTTTTTGAGTGGGCACCACGACGGAAAAACTTCCGTCACGTCCAAGTCTTCGATAAGCTCACCGTCGAGCGTGCAAATGGGGACAGGGTCGGACATATCGCACGCGGCACACTGTGAGCACGCGGTGATAATTCTTGGTATTTTATCAAAGCCTAAATCTTCAGGCGGCGGCTCGGTTAATTTGAACGCGGGCTCCGGCTCAACAGCGGCGGGCGTTATCTCTTTTTTGAGTGCTTCCAGTTCAGCCCGTGCCTTTTCGGCCTCGGCTTCCTGTTCTTCTCTTAACCGCTCCGCTTCGGCGCGTGCGGCTCGTAACCGCTCCGCCTCTACTCGTGCGGCTTCGGCCTGTTCTTTGCGCAGCCGCTCCGACTCAATAGCGGCGGCCTCTAGCCGTTCTCGTTCAATTTTTGCAGCGGCTTCTTGCTCTTTACGTTCGCGCTCTAATCGCTCGCGCTCAATGATAGCGGCGTTTTCCTGTTCGATGCGCAACCTTTCGGCGGCGATCTTCGCGGCGGCTTCGGATTTTTCTCGCTCTACGCGTTCACGTTCGGCCTGTTCCTCACGCTCTTTGATAGCCGCGATCATGCGCTCCATTTCGGCAATTGCGTCGACGCGGGCGGTTGCCGCCTGACCCACAAACTCTTGGTAGTCAAAGGAGTCATCGGTGAGCTTCTTGATTGCAGCCTCAATCACGGGAGCGCCTTTGTCCCACTGTGCGGCGGCGAGGCGCGCCATGTCTGCGATCCGCTTTGTGATCGCGTTCACGCGCTCTTGCTCGATGCGGATTTTTTCTTCCTTGATCTTCTTGCGGCGGGCTTCCTCGGCGTCTTTCAATTCCTTTAACGGGGTCTCGACCTCGGAAACCAGCATCACTAGGTGTTTTGCGGCGTCGTCGACGCGGCGACCGTAGGCGAGAGAGTCCGCTTTTAATTCTTTGCGGCGCTTGTCAATTTTTATGCGAAGGCTTTTGACTTTTGACAGATCAATTTTGAGTTCAGCAAACCCTTTGGTCGTCTGGATTTCCCGCTCTTTCTTTAACAGCGGAGCGAGACCCTTTATCACTGCCTCGTCTATCCCCAAGTCCGGGGTGATAGAAAAATCGGGATTACCGTTTTTGATTAGTTCGTTCATTTTTCTTCCCCTTTGATAGCGTCCGCCCCTTTGCCGATGTCGCTATATTTCACGACAAAATCGATTGCGTCTTGCAGATCGAACGCGTCAAATTGATGATCGGAATACGAGCCAGTACCCATCGTTATGCAATCCCCCTCGTGTGAGATCTGAACATCTTTCCCTTCGTTGTCAGTGATTGTTACTATTAATTTTCTCATTTCTCTTCTCCTTCGCGCAAACCCGCGCGGTTATTGGGTTATCTAAACGTTTTCCCGTTGTAGCTCGCCAACTTGCGACCTTGAGCGTCGACAATGATCAATTTCTCGACGCTGTCAGAGTCGATATCCAAACCTCGCTGAACCCCTATTTCTCTGGCCCACCTGACAGACTCCAGCTTGATTTCGTCGAGCCGTTTCTTTGCGTTGCGAATCTCCGCGTTAATGTCTTTGCGCTCGTTCAGCAAGCGCTCATGCCGTTCGTCGGCAATGATCGTCCCCTTTGGAGCCGGGAAAATCCGCGCTACGTCTGTCCAACGGGTGATCGGGGGTTCGGTTTTGTTTTCGACGTGAACCCAGAATTCCTTGTACGCTTTGAGCATTTCGCCAATCGCCGCGTCGTTGCGGGCGATGGGGTATTGATGAAAATAACCCAACATATTAAGCGAGTTTGCGATCTGACTTCTCCCTTCACTGTCAAGAGCGGAAATGTTTTCCTCGATATCCTCTTGACTTTTGGGGAAAACGAGTACCGAAATTATGCACTCGTTAGCGCCGGCGCAAAACATTTGATGCTGCGCCTGGACGGCATATTGCTGGGGAACCCTGTCAGTGCCTGGCTCTCCCCATTGTGCGCGGAAGGGAAATTCTGAGGTTGTCTTGCCCTCGTGTAAAATCTTAATAGGGCCGGGGGTGAGATATTCTCCGTCTTGATGCGCTGTCACGAAGTGATGATCGGGCGCGCCGGTCCAGAACTGCTCTTGATTTATGATCTCATAGCCTTGTCGCTGCTCGGCCAGCGCGATCACGTTGTCTTCGAAAAGAAGACCGAGTCGGATCGCGGCGTTATCGGGCTGCTCGGGCAACGTGTACCCCCGACCGGCGCAGAAACCGGGTTCGCGTTCTTCGCAGATTTGCAGCCAGACGTCGATTGGACTGGCCCATTTTGAGAGACCGAGGACGGCCGCGCCGCGACTGGCTGATATTGATTTTGGTTGACTACCCATTATTTACCTCTCTCAGTGCGTCCAAAATATCGGGCGCTTGTTCGGCGAGAAAATTTCTTATCTCGTCTACGTTGTCGATTTCATCAATGAGATCTAACAACGCCTCTAATTTGTTTAGCAGCAACATTTCTCATTCCATTTTTCAGCCCAAGATTTGGGGTTGGGAGCGTTTTTGACCGCGCGAACATCTAATAGCAGCTCGCCGGGGTACAGATCGATCAACTCTGAGATTGAGTCGACCGACAGGATCTCTGAGTGTTTCAGATTTCCGCGTTGGTCGGCGATGTCGACACCGACGGTCCATTTTTTTTGACTGTCAAACATTTTAATACTCCTCCACTCCCCAAATCCGCTCGACGACGCGAGTCCCCACCCAAACCTCCTCGTACCAAATCGCGCCTCGCTCGTAGAGGCGCAACAGTCGATCTCTCAAATGGCTCTCGTACGCCTGCTGATCGCCGCGTGCGACGGCGAGCTGGTGGGTGTTGCACGGGCCGTGTTCGTGGAGTTGCGACAAGAGATTTTGTTGACGTTTGTTTAATTTTTTCATTTTTCTTCTCCCTCGCCCGCACTACTCGGGCTGCAAAAATCCTATAACCGGGCGGGGAGTCGAACCCCGCCGAGGCCACCGGGCCGGTTTAGTTAATCATATTCTTCGCTGTGCGGGTTTTATCCAAATTTTGCCATACGCGCTGGGGCGTACGCGCCCCACGAAGCCCTTGCACTGTAAATTGTATTCAATCCGCCCACAGTCGCCGCCGGTCAGAAAATAATGGTGGTGTATATTATAATTCCCCTCGTTATCTATTAATATTGTCTTTGCTACATCCTTCTTGCCAGTGGCCAGCGCGACAGCCGTTTTTACGATTCGAAGGTTTATTTTCTGTGTTTTTTTTGTCATTTTGCTTGTTCCTTCCGGGCTGCTACCGCCCTTTGTTGATATATATATTATTGTTCAAAAATGAACAGTTGTCAAGTTTATTTAAATTTTATTTTTCGCTGATAATTGATTTTGCTAATGCCAAGTTTTTTTTGAGCGAGCGACGTGTCTGCCTGCGTATCGCCCTGCGCGTGGGCTCGTCCGCCCATTGTGAGATTTTTTTGTTGCCGCGTGAGCTGTTACAGGTCTTGCATGCCGTCACGAGATTAGTAGCGTCGTTGCTGCCGCCGTGCGAGCGACATTTAATGTGATCTAGATTGATTTCTTCGGGAGCCGCGTGATGCAGGTCGCGGCCGCAATACACGCAGCGGAATTCGTCGCGGAGATAGATTGCAAGACGTTTTTCGGGGCGTATCCATTTGCTGCCGTTCCATTTTTTCGCTACGTTTGTCATCTTGCTTGCTCCTTGTTGTTTCCCGCTACTCAATAAAGATAGTCCGTTTTTGAACTCGTGTCAACTTTATTTAACAACTTTTTTTAATTATTTTTATTTTTTCTTACGTCTTGACATATCGCACACCGTATTACAAATAATAATACGTCGGTATAAAAGTTTTTAAACTTTTTCTTGACATATCCCGATTTTGGGAGTATTCGCGCGCGCCTGTTTACATTAACTGGGGTGCTTGGAGGGCAAAATGAAATTTGAAAATCAAAAAATCATTGACTACAACGATACAGAAAATTTTGAGCTTTTTTACGACGGGGATTTTTTTTCCGATATCGGTCTTCTGAACGATCATTTGATTCAGGACTGTGATTACGAACCAGGTGATCAGGCGTGGTGCAATCCCGCGGTCAGGGTTAAAATCTCGCTCGACGTGGTTGATATCGTTCAGGGGATTTTTGATCGTCTAGGTTGGGACTACGAATACGAAGACGATCTTTTTTTAGGCGTAGACGCTCTAGCTCAAGCTATCACTGCTTTTAATGAGGCTAACAAAAACCTTAAGATCTTCGAACCCGACGAAACAAAACGATTTATGATTACCGTGGAGGATTAAAAATGAAAAACGAAAATTGGCTAACAGTCGCGGAAGCGGCGGAATACTTGGGTGTGAGCAAAAGTTTGCTCAATTTATGGCGGCACAAAAATACAGGGCCTGCGTATTATAAAATGGGCAAAATTTATTACTCGCCCAAAGACCTCGACGTGTACTTTAAATCAACCCGAGTGGCACCGGGGGAGGCGAACGATGCAATGGATCAATGACGCGCCGCCTGAAATTATCTACATCTATAGAGGGCGCGCGGTTGCCTTCGACGGCTGCGGTCAATTAGCGTTTGTCGGCGACGTTAAAGAGTGCGAGTACGATCCTGTAAAATGTCACGTGGTTACTGGCTCAGAGGCGATGCGGACGAACAATCAGGTACAGCAGCCGCAGCTCTTGAAGCGCACAGATCGCGGGGTGACGCGTGTCTGAGTTGCTACAGTTACCTGGCTTGGAGTCGCTCAAGAGAAAACCAAACAAAGATGTGTGGATCTTTTTCGACGTCGAGAACACTCAAAAGGCGCACCGTTGCGGGGCCGCAGCGATCGGCACGTCGGGAATTCCTTTTGATCAATTTGATCTAACGCCACTTCACGAGCGCAAATTGCTTTTTGTGGTCGCCGAAAAATCTGAGTCCAGCGCGGTGATGGATGCGATCAAAATCGCGTCGTCACTGCCTCACACGCCGATGCCAAATTTTATTCAGCCCGATCAGTGGGGGACAGGATTCGAGGACTTGCCCTCGCTCGCGGCGCAAAAGAAAAAATTGATTGAGGTTTTCAAACTGCGAACGCCAACGCAGCGCGCTGAAATCGTTGCTATCAAAGGCCAAGCGCCGCCGGACACAAAACAATCGGACGAGGCAATCGTAAAAGCTCAGCCGACCGAGGCGACAAAAACAGTTGAAAAAGCGCCTTGGAGTTCTGTTGTTAAAACGAATCGTTACGGTGTTCCCAAAAACACCCTCGCAAATATTTTGATCATTATCGATCTCCATCCCGCGTGGGCGGGCGTGCTGCGCTACAACCAGCGGTCGATGCGAGTCATCTTTAAAAAAACACCTCCGTTCGACAGCCGCGTGAAACCCGGTGATAGCCTGTCTGATCACCACGCGGTCACGGCAACCGTATGGTTTCAAAATTTTTTAGACATGGAGGTTTCGAAGAAAAACGTCATCGACGCCATGATCTCGATTGCGCGTAATGATATTTTTGACCCGGTAAAAGACTACCTGGACGGCCTCGAATGGGACGGCGTGGACCGCCTCACAAGCTGGCTCACCGATTACTGCAAAACCTCTGACACCGAGTATAACAAGGCCGTAGGCGTTTGTTGGATGATCTCCGCCGTCGCTCGTGTGTATCAACCAGGCTGTCAGGCTGACTCGATGTTGGTTTTGCAGTCCACCGCTCAGGGTCGATTTAAAAGTTCCCTTTTTCGCGAACTGGCAGGCGAGCCGGAATTTTTCCTGGACCAGCCGGGCGATATCACGAACAAGAAAGAGGCGGCAATAAATCTTGCGGGGCCGTGGATTGTTGAACAGCAAGAGATGGATAACATGAATCGCAGTCATATCACGGCCGTCCGCGCTTACCTCACAACAAGACAAGATAAATACCGGCCGCCCTATGATCGCGTGCTCGAAGAATTTCCCCGCCGGGTGATCTTTGGCGGAACGGTGAACGAGACAACGTATTTATCAGACCCGCTCGGTGCCCGCCGATTTTGGACGGTCCCCGTGGGCATGATCGATATAAAGCGCGTGGTTGCTGACCGGGACCAACTTTGGGCAGAAGCGGTTGCGCGCTATCAAGACGGTCAACAGTGGTATTTGACAGGGGACCTTGTGCAACTCGCAGCCGACGTGCAAGAAGATCACTATCAACAAGATCCGTGGGAAGAAGCGTTAAGAGATCACCTGGACCGCACCGTTGTTGACTATGAGCAACGTGGTACAGTCGGATTTACAAAAACAGGGGTTCGCCTTTTTGTGATGATGAGGGAATTGTGGAAGGTCGTGGAAACCCCCAAAGAGCGGCAAACCCGCGTTATGGGGGCTCGGATTGGGAACATCATGGTGAGAATGGGCTGGATGCGACGGCGCGTGAGGGACGGTCACAAGAGATATTACGCTTACTATCCGCCGGACGACTACGGAAAAGACGCGGAGAAACTGGTCGACGTCGAAGATGATGAACTGGACTTTGGAAGGGAGTTTTAAATGAAAAACATTGAACTGATCAAACAACTTTTAAATTACCCGATGGACGCGGGCGTCGGCGTCTCTGTCGACGTTGGCAACGACGATAACCCTGGCGCTAGGGCGTTTGGGGACGCGGAGGAAACGCAGTTGGATTCCATGGGGCACTTGACAATAATTTGCAGTGGGAGTTTGAATTTTGTTGAAAAATAAAGAATTGATTTAGTTGTCACTATGTCTTAATATGTAAACAACCGCGCTCAAACGCGCACTATGAAAGGTTTTTACATGTTTAAGCTCAAACAATTAGAACAAGTAATTAGAGAAACAAAAAAGGATGTTTTGAATGAAACTGATATTCTCCTTCTTGCCGGGGGCGGCGATGCCGACCGGCTCACAGAAGAACAAGAGATCTCCGTAGGGTTACTGTTCAACCGGTTCCACTGGCGACGCTCCACCTTTACGATGGGCGGTGTGAAGTATATCCGTTTTACCAATCCTCACATTAAAAAATCACGAACACAAAGCGAAGAAATTATCACAGAACTTTTCAGGGCTCTGATCAGGGATCGGCAAAAAATATCAGTCAAAGAGTTCCTTGTGTCTTTGGGAGTGCCGCACAGTAAAACTTATGTAAATGCCGTAAGGCGGCTCATGCGTCCGCTTGACGATTGGGATATCGAACTAGGCAAGAACGACGAAGGTTTGTGTTACGTTAAAAAGAGCAAAGACAATGTCTGATTCAAAAGGCTTTTACACGATGCGCGAAATGTTAGAAAACTTTGGATTGTCGCCGGATGCTGCCACTCGCTCGGACAAAATAAAAATAGGTGTCATTTTATCGAGAGGCGGGTACACGAAAAAACAAATTAGGATTGGCAAAAAACGCGTTTACGTCTACCTGCCACCTGCAAAAGAAAATAGAGGAATATAAGATGAACAACACAATCCCCCTCTCCGAACACCTGGAAAATTTCATCAAAAACTTGAACCCGCAAGAGTTCACTCTTGACGAATTTTTAGATTACCTGGACTGGCCCGACGCCGATCGCTCGGCAAGAACCCGTCTCGGAATTCAACTTTCCCGCCTCGATTGGCATCCCGACAAACGCAAGATCAACGGCGTTGTTTATAATATTTATTCAAGCTACGGTATAATCTAACATTTCCAAAGCGTTCATTTGTCCCCCTTCTAAAGTGACCTAAAGTGACCTAATCCCCTTTTGAGCTCTTTTTGTGGCCACACATAACACAAAAGGTTGCAACCCAACGTTGTTACGATGCTTGTGCACAAGGTTGCACCTTTTTTTTATACTTCGTTACGAGAGTGAGATGTGCAACCGTTGCAACCTTTTGTGTCGTTTATTGCAAACGTGCTGGGCCTTACTATGACTGGTTTGTCCCCAGTGGTACTCTAAATATTACTCTTTAAAGATAATGTTGTAGTAGTATATAGTAGAGTACCCCCCTACCCCCCAGTCTGAGTTCACAAAGTGTTGTAAAACACCCCGGTTTAGGGTGACCACTGGGGACTGCTACAAGCACGATGTTTTATCATACAATTCACTCAGTATTCATCGCCACTGTCAAGAAGAAAATCGCATGAATAAATATGTTCAAAAATAGACTTGACTTTTTCTCTTGCTACGGGTTCACAAAATGAGAGTAAGTGGTTATATTTAAATCAGACAAGGAGAGGCACTTGACGCCCGCTGTTTTTTTAGAGTCCCAAGAGGACCGCATTTGATTGACCTCCGGTGCAAAAGAAACAGCCCTTGTTTTTTTCGCGGCAACGGTAAAACATCATTTCTTTTCTCAACCAAAACCGTTGCTTGTTCAGTGTTTTTTTTGGTGGTGTTTTAGTGCTACCCGTTGCCGCGATTTTTTGATTTAAACCTTTTTCGCGCGCGGGTGAGTCATGAGTAAAATAAAAATAAATTGTACATACTCCGAAATGGTAGAAGTCGACAAATTAATAGAACATCCTAGAAATCCAAATACTCATCCCGACAATCAGATAAAAATATTAAGCAAAACTATCAAGCTTGTAGGTTTTCGCCGTCCGATAGTAGTATCCAATCGATCAGGGTTTGTGATAGCGGGGCACGGCAGAATAAAGGCCGCGCGAAATCTTGGCATGGGCAAAGTGCCTGTTGATTTTCAAAATTACAAAAATGAGGCAGAGGAATTCGCCGATCTTTTGGCTGACAATAGAATTCCAGAATTATCAAAAACAGACAATGCCATTCTTGGGGAGGTTTTATTTGACTTACAAGAACTAGATTTTAATATTGCCGATATCGGGTTTGATGATTTTTTATCTGCTAGTCAAGACGAACAAGGAGAAGAGGCTTTAACGTCTACCGAAAGCGCTAAGAGTGATCGATTTCTGATAGAGATAGAGTGCGAAACCGAAGAGGCGCAAGTTGATATTATCAATCGACTCGACAGCGAGGGAATAAAATGCCGAGCTTTGATCTTGTAGTATCAACAAAAGTCAAACACACGCCGCGCGTACAACAGGTGTCAGGACTATTTGACGTACCCCTCAGCGAGAAGTTGTCGGATAGTTGGAAAGGTGAGTTGCCGCTCGATGAACGAGACTGGTCGATAGGTCTTATCGTCGGACCATCCGGCAGCGGCAAGAGTCAAATAGCGCGTCACCTTTGGGGCGATAAAGTAGATACAGTTTTTGATTGGGGCGATGGCGCACTCGTGGATGCGTTTGGGAAAGAACACTCGATCACAAAAATTTCAGAAGCACTTGGGTATGTGGGGTTAAATTCTATTCCAAGCTGGCTAAAACCTTATTACGTACTAAGCATGGGCGAGCAATTTAGGGCGACATGCGCTCGAGCGTTGCTTGAATCCGGGGACCTAATTGTGATGGACGAGTTTACGTCCGTTATTGATCGAACCGTCGCCAAAGCTACCTCGCATGCGATGCAGAAAATAATTCGTAAATCGGGAAAGCGTTTAATAGCAATAGGATGTCATTACGACGTTGAGCCGTGGTTAAATCCTGATTGGGTTTTTGAGCCAGCAACTTGCGAATTTAAATGGAGGCGACTTCGGCCAAGACCTGAAATTAAAATCGAAATCAAAAGAGTCGAGTATAAAATGTGGCAAAATTTTAGTAAATATCACTATATGAGCGCCGCGCTGAATAGAAGCGCAAAGCTTTTCTGCGGCTTTATAGATCAGCGCCCAGCCGTTATTGGTTGTATTTTACCAAGGCCTGTGTCTCGTGGAAAAAATAAAGGAACCGCTCTTTATGGTGTTTCTCGACTTGTTACACACCCAGATTTTCAAGGTGTTGGTGTTGGGATGCAATTTATAACAACAATAGGGGCGTTATATTCTGCGTCAGGGAGAAGATTTAGGATGTATCCCGCGCATAAAGCTCTAATAAATGCGTTTAGAAGATCCTCAAAATGGGAACCTGTAACAGATTCAGGGAATAGGAGATCGATCGCTTCAACCAAAAAAAGCATGGGGGGACGTAGAAATTCAGTTTTCGAGTACGTAGGCAAACCTTTTAACAACAAGACTGTTGCCCGAGAAATTATAAAGGAAAAAATATAATGGCGGGACACAAAAAAAAAGATTCTAGAGATCCGTGGGAAAGACAAACAGGAGAGGAGGGCAAGGCTTGGTATTTGTTTGTAGAGTATAGAGACGCTGACCCGTGGGACAGATCGCTATCAAAACTCGCTGAAAAACACGATTTCCCAATCGAAAATATTAAAAGAATGGCTCAAAATAGATCCTGGAAAAAAAGAGCGCAGGCATGGGATGATAAAATAGATCAAAGAAAGAGACGAGGCACGCTTGTCGCTGTTGAAAAAATGAAAGAACGTCAAAAAACACTTGGCGTCAATATGCAAAAAATAGGCGGCATTGAGCTAAACAAATTGGCCAAAATAATTCAGGAAAACCCTAGTGACCCTAAATTATCTGCAAAAATGATCGTGAAAATAATTCAGGAGGGCGCTAATTTGGAGCGATTAAATATGGACGAGCCCACCTCTATCAACAAAGAAAAGGGCGAGCTTAAGATCGTTTGGGAAGAACAGCACGCCGATTCAGATACTGATTCAGATTCTTAATTGTGGCTAAACTTTTTCCAAAGCAGTCTAAGATCTTACAGTACCTAGAAGATGATCACACTAACGAGATCCTAGCAGGCGGCGGCGCAGGCGGCTCTAAGAGTTTTATGCTCGCCTTCTGGCTACTAAAGACCGCGTTAAAATATCCGGGTTCTCGCACGCTGATGGGGCGGCACGAACTATCGCAACTCAAAAAAACTACACTGGCAACTTTTCTCGAAGTTTGCAAAATTCAAAAAGTTAAAATCGAAAAACACTTCTCAATCAACTGGCAAACCAACACTGTCAATTTTGTAAACGGCTCACAGATCCTCTTGATGGATCTGGCGCACAAGCCAAGCGACCCCGACTATGCAAGACTTGGATCTTTGGAATTGACAGCGGCGGCAATCGACGAAGCGGCGGAGGTCACACAACGCTGCAAAGAAATCTTGGGCTCTCGTGTGCGGTATCGTCTCGATGAGTTCGACCTAATACCTAAGCTGTACATGAGCTGCAACCCGCACAAGGGTTGGCTGTATAGAGAGTTCTTCAAACCGTGGAAGGAAGGCCGTCTTGCTGCTCACAGGGCATATATACCAGTGCTCGCACGCGATAACCCGTTTATCAGTAAACATTACGCGGTGTCTCTCTCTCGCCTCTCCGACGTAGATCGCGAACGCCTCCTGGAGGGCAACTGGGACTACGACTCCGACCCGGCGCGTTTAATTGAATACAACAAAATCGTCGATATCTTCTCAAATGAACACGTCCCCCACGGAGAGAAATTTATCACCGCCGATATCGCAATGCAGGGGAGCGATCTGTTTGTTATCTTTGTTTGGAGCGGTTGGCGAGTCACTCACGTTTATGTTTTCGAAAAAACCGACGGTAAAGAAGTAGAGACGGCGATCAAAGACGCGGCACGTACTCACGCGGTCCCTCGATCAAATATCCTCTTTGACGCCGACGGTTTAGGCTCCTACTTGGGTTCCTACCTAGAAGGCGCAAACCCCTTCCACAACGGGGCGCGGGCGCTCCCACGCGGTAACGAAGACTATCAAGAAAATTACGCAAACCTCAAAACGCAGTGTTATTACGAATTGGCAAAACGCATCACCGACGGCGGGCTTTTCGTTGACCTGGGTGACAAACAAGGCGACCTCAAAGACCGGTTGACAGAAGAACTCGGACAAGTAAAACGAGACCGACTAGACAAAGACGGCAAGCTCTATCTATTACCCAAAGAGCAAGTCAAAAAGAACATCGGCCGGTCCCCCGATCTCTCTGATGCAGCGGCCATGCGCGTTTGGTTTGATCTCACGCGTGAGAAAAACTTGGTACCGGAAGCGGCGGCGAGCTTTGACAATTTATTAGAGCAAGCTGAACACTACGCGGGGCAAATGAATTATTCTGACACCGACGGCTATTAGTGTTGTTGTAAATATTATTGCCGTGTGCAACCCAAAGGTTTATTTTTGAGTTATGACTACTCGAACCTTCGAACTCATGTATCCAAAGACCGTTGACGACGAGCGGCGCATAACCGCGTCAATGCTGGCTCAAATGGTCGCCAACTATTCTGACAAGACAAAATACCCCGTCGCCCTTGGCCACGATGCCGCCGTTGGATGGTGGGGTGACGATATCAAAGCCGCAGGGAATCTCACTAATTTAAGAGTAAGAGAAGATGATGGCATGCTCCTAGGTGATGTTGATCTAAGAGGTGACACAGACAAGGACTACAAAGACGGGGCCTATCCCGGTTGGTCTTTGGGGATATTCAAAACTAAAAAGCGCGGTTGGGAAGTCGATCATCTGGCTCTCTTAGGCAGTCGTGGTGCGGCTTTTAAGGACCTGAAAGAAACTAACAACTTTTCGATACAGGCCAACACGCGCAATTTTGCGCAGGTCAAAGTGTCCGACGATAAGACAATTTTAATGTTCCGGGCTACGCCTCGGAAAGGAGATTCTGAAATGAACGAGACTGAAAAAGCAGCTTTCGAGGCGCTTAAAGCCGAAAATGAGAAGCTCAAGAAAGAGCTTGAGGAATTCGCCACAGCGCGCGAGAACGCCAAACGCGAGGAATTCGCAAGCATTACCGAGGCCCTTAAGAAGTCAGCCGAGGCCAAGGGAATCAGTGAGGACGTGCGTAAGGGCGTTTTCGAGAACGTGGCCAAGCTTGAAGATGCGTTCGTGTCTGGTTCGGTCGACAAGGGGATCTTTGATTCCTTCGCCGCCGTAATTGATGCCAGCGCGTTGCCGGTCAAACCGGGCGAGATCACCGACCCGCAGGGCACCGACGATAAAACCGAAAAACCCAAAGAGACTTTTAGCGGTTCCGAAGCCGTTGACTGCTTGTTTTAAGGAGATAGGTTATGACCGCTTTTAATCAAAAACGCACTATAGGCACCTACTCCGAAAACACCGCGCTTTACGTTGCGGGAACTTATTTGGAGACCGAGGCGACCGAGTTTGACGAGGCCACAGCGGGTTATACCCCGGCCGTGGGCGACGTTCTTTGCTACAAGACAGACGACACCAATAAGCACACAATTTATGACGAGACCGACAAGGCAGCTCTTGTGATCTTGGGTGTTATCGACAGTATCACCACCGACGCCGGGTCTAACGTGATTTTGGGTTACGCCAAAAACGCAACCTGTCACTTCGGTGCGCTTGGGATGACCGCTGTCAACACCGCCGCTAAACGGCTGGTACTCGTCAACGCACTCAGGGCTAAAAACATCAACACCGTCGACGCGGTTGTTTAAGGAGAATTGAGATGGGCTATACTACCACTATAGATCCGGCGATGCGCATCAAACCTGAAACTCTTTTACAGGTGCTCGGCGGAATCAAGCTGGAGCCGCAAGAGGTTTCTACCAACGTTTTCAAACGCAAGATCAACGTGCCCGCTGACGAGGTCTCGCGCGAAAAATTGGTCCAGGTGATCAAGGCGATCCCCTTCTCGCCGCAGGCTGGCAAGGGCGTTGCAATCGGCGGTAAGTCTGGTTCCTTCGACGCGATCACAACCCCGCCGTTTAAGGCTCACATGCGTTTAATGGTCAAAGACTTTAAAGAGGCCAAGGCGCTCAAGGGCAAGGAATACAAAGAGTGGCTGGCCGAACACGCGATGGTCGCGAAGGAAACTATCTCTCAGAATAACGAGTGGTTTTTGCGCCATTTTTTGAGCAATGGCAATTGCTCTTACAAAATGCTTCTCGACGGCGCATACGGAACGGTCGCCTATAACCTAGGCACCATGCAGGCCGTAGCCGCTCCGTCCACTTTGTTCAGCGCCGCAGGGGCGACACTAGCCGACGTGATTATCCATCTTGATACCATGCGCGAAAAAGGCAAAGCGGTTGCCGGTCGCAACTATTTCCGCAATCCCAAGACGATTTTGATTTACGCGCGAACCGCTGTTTGGAACGCAATCTTTAGTTTGATGGACGGGAAAACCAATAACAGCACGGTCGGCGGACGACGTGAGGATATCGACACGCTGGTTGTCGGCTCGTATACGATCAAAAAGTTCGACGGCGACCTAGTAGATCCTGAAACGCAGGCGGCTGGCCAAGCTATCCCGGCGAAGAAAATGCGCATGATCGACATTGGCGCGCGGCACACCATGGCTCACCTGGAAGTCCAAAACTTCAAGGCCGTAGGCGGCCAGCGCTACGTGATGATCAATCAACTCATGGATTCCGACGGCGAGTTTACCGACATCAAAATCCAGTGGCGGCCAATCGGACTCTTTATCCCAGAGGCCATGGTCGACTCTAACGCAGTTATAGCTTAATAGGAGGCGAGAGTGGGACGTCATAAAAAAGCTAAACCCTTAACCCCTTCGGTTGTGACCTCTGACACGGCCGGAGGGGACTCCCTTAAAGTACAGCCTTCTAAAGAGGCTACGCCCAAGGTGGAGCCCGAACCCAAAGTGGAATCTCTTTACCGTGTCTACTACGAAGATCGTTTTGAACTCGTTTCAGCGTTTTCGTTAAAGCACGCAACCTCTGAAGCCTTTGCAGCCATTGGGCGGGAGCCTCGTGTGAAGAAGATTGAAAAACTCTAATGGCGATCACTAACGGCAATTTGATTGACTATATCGTTACGAACCGTCTGTTTGTAGAAGACGGCGAATATCTTTTGCAAGAGAAAATCGCGACGCTTGGTCATGACGCCGTTGGGAGCGCACGCGCCTGGATTTGGGGGCGGTTTTATCAGTCGGGCACAATCGATGTTTTAACGGGATTTAACACCGCGACTTTTGACACGTTGGTAGTCGGCGATCTCTCTGAGTTAGCAACCGTAAGGGCGGCGTACGTTGCCCAAGGTGTCGACGCCGATCTTTATATGGCCATTTTTGAAGCGCTTGTGCAACTCTCAATCGCGAATCTATGGCAGTCGTCGGGGATGGTTGACAGCGGTACGCAGTTACTCAAAGAGGCCAAGGAAATGATCTTGGCTATCGTGGGCAACGCCGCAAACCCAGACGGTGGCGCGGGCGGCGAGGTTGGGTCAAGCGGTTTGGAACCTGTTTTTGAAATCGATATCATGGACGAGGCCGAAATCACCTCCTATTTAGGGGGTTACGAATGAGCGAAACGGTTGAATTTTATGGGTTAGATCCGAAGGACGCAGGGGACGCCGGAACGATTGCCGCCGCTTTGATGATGCTGAAATACGCGGCGGGCGACCCCACTCCGGTGCTTGATGAAATTGGGACCAGAGGTCGTGACCTTACAACTCAGAAGTTGTTGAAAAATAGAGTTAAACCACCGACAACAGATGCGGTTTTAGAACTCAGACGCAAGGCAGGTCAAGGAAAATACGACGGAATAACTTTAGTTGACACCGGTCTTGGAATGCGGATGGTTAGTTACAAAGTGAACTATCGCCGCTCCGTAGACGTGGGCGTACCAGATGGATACATGGCTTATCACGAGCAAGGCCGCGTACCAAACGCACCACGCAGACGATTTTTAACAATGCCTCCCGCTTCGTATATCTACAAAGTAATTAAATGGCATTGGCGCAAGGCACTAAGGAAAGCAAGATGAAATACAAAGTACACCGCAGAGAAGGCAAGGCCGTTTTGGTAAACGCGAAAAGCAAGAAAGCCGCTATAGAGCAGGTACAGCAAGGGTGGGCGGCGTTTGAAGTTGCGGATAATTTTGAGTTACCGTGGACCAAACAAGACGAAGCCGACGCGAAAAAAGCCAAGGGCAAGAAATAGAAAATGGATATCCCGCGTTACCTAGCCGAATACCTCACTGTTTTTTCAGGTGGGGTGAAGGCCGAAGTCGAACCGTCACCGGCGGATATTAAAGGTGATCGGTTTGTCGTGGGAGTGCGCAATTTCTGGCAGGAGCCGCGTGGAACTTTTGGGATTAACACAGACACCTTTTACCGTTTTAAAGACGGTGCGGCTTATATCGAGGGTTACGATCAAGCACTGCCTGTGCGGGTTATCTATAGATCACATAGCTCAGGCGAAATGTGGCGCGGTAAATTTATCGAGCAGGCGAGGCGAAACGCAACGCTATTTTCACAGCCGTTCAGGTTACCTATTTTGGGCGAGGGTCTTTCGGGCCGCTCGCTAGAATTGGCCACCAACGGGCACGGTGAAGATTTACCGAACCCAAAGGAGCACGGTCCAGGCTTGGGAATGATCGTAATGCTTGAGCGCGATCCCAGTGAGGACGTGGTTTTCGAGAAGTTAGACAAAAACGGCTATAAAGCCGAACAGCATTTTATTGGTGACGTTTATTTTAACGGCGGGGACAAGATGCCGCCGCGAACAGGAGACAGATCATGACGGTTACACACGGCGTTAATGTTTACGCAGGCCCCACCAAAGGCCAGCCTCCGATCAAAGTCGATTCCGAGTTGACCGCAATGGTCGGTTTTTTTCCCGTCGATAAGGCCACGAGCCCGACTAAGGGCAAGCCCAAAACGTGGACTGAGGTAGTGAGTTGGGAGGCGTTCAAAGCCTCTTACGGATTTACAGAATTTTGGGGCACGGGCCAGCTTGAGCGGGCGGCGTTTCCCACTCCGAAGTCCGCGCAGACGTTGTTGCAGACGTTTGGAGTTAGGCCCGTGCTCATTTACAACGTGTTCGATCCGGCGATCCACGTTACCTCGATTGCCAACGAGCACGTCCCGGCGTTCGCGCCTGGAGCTGGCCAGACGCAAGAGTTGGTAGAGACGCCAATCTTGATTGACACAGTTGTGATCACAAACACAGCGGGCGCGGTTACCTACGTCGAAGGTACTGACTACAGCTTAAAGCGCAGCGTCTCAACCGGGAAAATCGAAATCACCCGGATAGCCACAGGGGCAATCGGCGCGGCCGAAACAGTCGACGCTGATTACGATTATTGCGACGGCACGAAGGTCACCACGGCGCACCTCACAACAGCAATCGACGGCGTGAATAACATCATGAGCGTGTTGGGCGCTGGCAAATTGCCGGGCTGGGTAACGTGCCCCTACTACTCGCAAAAGATCCCCAGCGGCGTTACGGTCGCCCCGGCGGACATTAGGGCGGCGCTTTTGGCGATTGCGAAAGACTTAAATACTGTTTATAAAACTCGCTTCGTTTACGACGTAGACGAAACCCAGTACAACGTCACAGTTGCAGCGGGATCGCCCGACCTAACTAAGGTTTGGGGCAACGTGGACGTGCGCAGCGAATACGGCCGCGTGTTTTTCGGAGAGGGTTCGATACCTGGCCACACCGAGCAGCTTTTGTCTGACTGGTTCTTGGGATTGCAAGCCGCCGAAGTTGCGGCGAACGGATTCCCCGGCGTGAGTCCCTCGAATAGAAATCTTGAAAACTACACCCCTGCCAACAAGCTGAGTTTCCCGGTGGCGTCTAATACGATCAACGAGCACGGTATCATCACTGTGTCGCGCAACCAAGCGGATCTTGGATGGAACCTTTGGGGCACTAAGACCAGCTACTACAACGGCACCGCAACGGATCTGAAAAAGGATTCAACGAATCAAAATGATTTGATCGTTTACCTGATTCAGTTGATCACAAAAGATATTTGGGTCAAGAACACCGACCGCAACTTCAACAAGATTTTGGCCTCGGACATTGTTGACAAGTGGAACGCATTCGGAGCGCAGCAAGTCAGTAAGGGCAAACTACTTGGTTGGGAGCTTGTGTTCGACCCCGACGATAACCCTGACCTCTCACAGTATGTGAAATTCAGGTTGTTTATCTTAGGGCCAGAGCCGATGGGGCAGACCGATGTGGAGATCCAGGTTGATCTCAATTATTTCGAAACTGTTTTTGGGTAAGCTGAAAAGGATTAAAAAATGGCTACTGCATTAGAATTGTCAAAAGGTTTTCAGGTTGCCGCGATGAGCGTTTTCTTCGACGGTGACCCTATGCCGGTCATCGCAGACGTAAGCGTGCCGGGGGTTTCCACGGCTGTTGAGTCGTTCAATAACACCTCTACCGGCGGAGAAATCGAAGTTGCAAACGGATTTAGGCGCAAGCCCGACGGTGACGGCGAGATCAACATCGAGTCCTTCGACGGCAGGCTTTACGGCAAGATCATGGACGCGAATAGGATCTATAGTCTGAAGCTCGCCATGGCGCAAAACAACCTGAACCCGCAACTAGGAAAGATGCTTCCGTTGCCGGTCACGTACACAATCGGCGCGCAGTTCTACGACGTGAACGACGGCAAGATCGCGGTCGATAAGAAGCGGGAAATCAAGGCCAAATACAAGATGCTGTCGCTCAAAGTTGAAGAAAATTTCCAAGAGGTGATCTTCTTTGATTTTAGCAGCGCCGTCTTTAGAATTGACGGTGTTGACCTGTTGAGCACCGTCCAAAACATTCTCGGAGGCTAGTTTAAAATGAGTGGGAACAACAAAGAAATGAAAGCCGCCCTCGCAAAGATCGAGGAAGCCAAGGAAATCATCGACACGGAAATCGCTGAGCATGGCTGGGATATCGGCGTTGCCGACGACTACGAAGACAAAAGCCCGAAGCAGTTTCCGAAGGTCAGACTGACCAGAGCCGCTCGAATGGTGGATAGTGTTTTAATCAAGCGAGTTGCAAAGGCGTACTACGGAAAAAACAACCCGGCGTACATCCCTAACGAAGAAGAATTGATGATCGCCAAAGCCTCAGTGCTCATGACCTTCGACGGTGCGCAGTGGGATTGCAATGCAGTCGAGGGGCTTGGAGAGGGTTTCTTTGGGGCTGTCTGGGTGAAATTAGCCAAGTACCTTGTCTAACAGAAACCGAGGCGGCCGAAATCCACGCAACACTTTGGGCCAGTGGTGTCGCGCTTAGTTACGATGATTTCATGGAGATGCCGGTTGAATATTTTTCGACGCTCTATGGTAAATTCATAAAACTCACAAAGGGAAAACCATGACGCAACCTCAAACGCAACCCGCAAATTTTAGGCGCTTGTCGTTTGAGAAATTGGGCGGCGACGATTACGAGCGGCACACGCGAAGCATAAAAGGAATCCTGAGAGAAGCCACCACACCCGCGCTATCAGTGAGTTACAGCGGCGAGGGTACTACGCTCTATAAGTTGATTGATCGTAATGACGTGTTTGCAGCGGTGCGGTCGCGTACTATTTTGAGCCGCTTGATTGTGTTAAGATACTCGATTGTTACCCTGACCAGAATAGCCCTTGCGTACATTCAAAGCTTCAGTTCTATCAAGCAATCTCTTGATTTGAAGTTCAACCACGGCGCACCTGTCAACCCCCCGGAGACGTTCAACGATGCCGATCTTTAACCTAAACTTTAACAGCATTTTTGAGCGGGCGCGCACTGCATTTGAGACCACCACAGGGTATTCCTTGGAGCGCTTCGACGCCGAGCGGCTAATGCTGCAAATCTTTTCGAGCGAGATCTACAATTGGGGATCGGAATGGCTTGAAGCCTCGAAGCAACTTTTCTTAAAGTACATGAGTGGCCAGCAGCTCGACGATTACGGCGCGTCCATGGGCGGCTCCGACGGTACGAGGCTTGCCAGTACCCCGGCCGTTTGTACTCTGAAATTTACGTTTAAGGCAGTGCTGGAAACGTATTACACAATCAAGAAAAATACCGAGGTCACTGGGTTAAACGACAACGGCACCTTTTCTTTTTACGTGACAGAGGATGTTATCGTCCCCCCTGGAAATCTTTCCTGGAATGTCGAGGTTGAGGAAAAAAACGACATAGGAACCAACACCAACAGCGGCGATCTGGCTAACAATATCCTGGTTGGTTACATGCCCTTGGTGGACCCGTCGGGTATTTATAGCGTTATTGACAGCGTCGAAAATATCAACGAATCACACGGCGGCGCAGCGGGCGAGAGTGACGACAGATATCGAGCCAGACTTCAAAACGTGCTTGACGCCTCGTCTACAGCGGGGACTTACGAATCCTATTTGTATTGGGCGAAGGCGGCAACGGTCAAAGTGTTGGACGCGGAGTTGGATAAAATAGGATGGTCACTCGCCCTATACGTGCTCCCCGTGTCGCTCAAAAATGAGGTGGTTGGGGACGCACATGATCAGATTGATAACCTGTCTTTGCTCGGTGCTACTCTCACCAACACCGACCACGGGCGGCTGTATTGGAGCCTATCAGGGTCTCCCAATAGAACGTTTACGCTCTACAGCGACGCGGCTAAGACAACCGCCGTTGCTACGTGTACGCACGTTAACGGTACGGGAATAGCTTTGACTCAAGTGGGTGGATCTGGGTTGACGGGCACGGTTGATTTGACGGGTTCCATCGACGACACCGACACGGCAAACTTTGTGGTCACGTACCTTGACGCGATCTCGCAGGTTAATCAGACTATGAATCCCGACGTTGGGTATTCCAAAGTGAAGCCTTTGAATGATATCGTTACGGTCTCTTGCGCGACCTCCAAGTCATTTACAATCAGCAAGTGTGACATTGTTATCAGCACGGGAAACACAGAGACGACTAAGGCCAGAGCGGAACAGTTGATTAAAGAGTGGCTTGACGAATTGAGATCCAACATCGCCAAAGACGCGGTCAAGTCGAAGCTTGCCGGTCCGTTGGCAAACCTTGACGGCGTTTATAGTGCGATAATTGAGTTTGACGCGACGCCCACGAAGGACGTGGTCACGGCTTTAAAGAGCGAGTACCTGGAAGCGGCGGTGCCCACTGTTAATGTCACGGTGTTGCCATGACCGTAAGGGATTTAATCAAACGCCAATTTCTTTGGAGCGACGACGACGGCACGCACGCTGCGCTGAATACCACTGTCAAAGGTTTTGTCGAATCCATAGTAAGAGTTTTCTGGGAATCATCGGCGGCGTTTGAGTCAATGAGGGCGCGCCTTTCAGCGGTCCTCCTTTGGTCGGCAATTCAAAACAAAACCATGAGCGAAGATCTGATGGACAGATTCGCCGGTCAAATTGGATTCACGGCGTGGGAATATGTTGGCAAATTCAACCTAGTTGCGCCGGGGGACACGGTGATTAAACGCAAGGCGATCATGCTAAAATCACTGGTCGAGGTTATGCGCAAAAAAGGGACCGCGTACGCAATTCAAAAGGCGCTCACTGCGTTTGGATTTACGAATGTGATCATTAATGAAAACGTCTCGGTGCCTGTCTTGTACGACGGGACTTTTACGTACAACGGCAAAGCTGATTACAGCGGCAATCTTGAACACCAAGTTTTTAGCGTAGAGTTAACGAGCACCGTAGACCTACTCGCAGTAGGGACACCCGACGAACAGCTTGACGCTATTGTTGCAGTAGTCAACGCTCTCAAGAAATACAGAGTTGAATTGTATCAAGTAAAAGTTCACTCGCCTGGATTTCCGGCGGGGCAGACACGAACGGTTTACAGCTTCTCGTAAGGACAAAAAATGTGGATACCAGACGACACTAAAATCACTGACTTCGGCAAGTATTGGCGAGCTAATCAATATATCCCTGAGTTGACCGACGCGGTAAAGGGCGAGGCTATACCGGCGGTTGCAACCACGTTCGCGGCGTTGAACAGCGCTTCGGCTCGTGTGTTTGCGGAGATCGAAAACAACCTGGCATATCTTGATCGAATCATGATCTTTAAAGACGTGACGATTGCGGTTGCCAGCGTTGCGCAGCTGCTCGACTTGAATAAGGCGCTTGAGAAAGTGAGCTATATTCACAAGGGTGCGACGATTGCGATCAATATTGCGGCTGGCACGTACGTGTGGACCGACACAACTTATGCGCCGATTCAGATTCACGATATTCACGGCGGCGGGGCGATTGAGATCAATGGTGGGTTTACGATTCAGGTGAATGCGTTGCCAGCGGTCACGGCACCTGTCGCTATAAAAAACAATACAGTAACGATAAAGCACTCCGGAGGAACGCTGACGGTTGCTAATAATATAGGAACACTAACCAACGCTTTTTATATATACAAAAATAAAATGGTGCGGCTTGGCAATATTGAAATCAAGTGCTTGAGCACTAATGTTATTATTAACGGCGTAAAAGTATCACACACAGAATACTGCGAGCTGGCATCAATAACCGCCAACACTTTAAACGGTGCCGGGGTAAACGTAGGAATAGGGGTATTAGTTTACTCAACTTATTATTCCAGCGTGCAAATAGGTGCTGTCGTTATTACAAAACTAACAAGCAGTATCTATGAAATTGCCGTCAGTTCAGAAATTATTTTAACAGAATTGGCGTCGTCAATCCCCACAGGCGCAAATATGGCAACGCTTTCCGGCGACGTCGTTAACCTAGACGACACCTCCCAACTAAAAGCAATTGCAATTTCTAGCAGCGGAGCGGGTACGCTGGCAAGCCCCTACGCTGTCACAGTCGCCAACGAGGGCAACGAACACACGGCAAGGTTTATCGAAAACCTGATCGCATCTTTGCCCAAGCCGTTGGACGTGCATGTTAAACTGAATCTCCCAGGCGTAGCAATAGCGCGGACCACAGCCAACGAGGTTGTGAGCATGTCGGAGTTACACGGTTCTGGATCGCTCACGCTCAAAGGCGCAGGCGGCTCAGGGACTGGGTTGACAACGATCTTAAACACTCCCTCAAACGAGGATGCTATTAGAATTGATCGATGCAGTCTTAACGTGATCGTCGATCTGATAGCCAGTGGTTCAAATTCGACGACGGGAGGCTTTGTAACGGTGGTGTCGTCACCTGATGTTAAGCTCAAAAATTGTTACGCAGACACGGGCGCAGGCTCGGCAATCGTGGCGACTAGAAGCGGGACACATCTATACGTTGAGGGCTGTACCGTAGGTGCGTTTACAAGTGACGGCCTATCGGCCAGCGACGGCGCGGAAATTACTAGCGTAAACAACGTGGCGGAAGGTGGCGGGGCCGCTCCTTGGCCAGCGCGTTACGGCAACAGGGCTCAGACAGGGGGACAGATTTATAGAGACGTAAGTTCAGGAACGTTTGTTAAAGGTGCGGTTGCCACAGATTCCGAAACCACAGGCGGCAAGGTGTTTTCGTCATGATGATCCGCAATCAAATTCAGGTGGCCAAACTCAAGGGTTACTCAAACGGTTACGCCGAGGTATCGCTGTACTCCAGTGGTGACAAGGGCCAGACGGTAGAGGAAGTTATGCCGCTGCGCACCAATACGAATAGTCAGAACCTTCCAGATCCTGGATCTGACGTGTTGATCGCGGCCGATAACAATGGGGATCTATATTTGCTTGGAGCGATTGCCAGCGAGAATCAACCGTTGCCAAATCCGTTGTTTGACGACGAAATAATTTCTGACAACGGGGCGATCAAAGTAAGACAAACGCCGCTTGGGCAGATTGAAATAAAGAACGCAACACAGGAACTGATAGGGCTTTTGATCGAGTTGATAACCGTGATTTCCGGGGCTACTGTTACAATAACTCCGGCTCAACTAGGGTCACCTCAACCGCTATCAAGCGCTCCAGCACTGGCTGCGCTGATACCTCGAATGCAAACTTTTAAGGCGATCTAAATGACCGAAACTTTTGAAGCAGCACTGCGGTTGACACTCAGAGACGAGCTAACCAAGGGCCTCATCAGGATGCAGGCCACGAGCGGCACTGTTGCAAATAGGGTTGCGTCTCAGTGGTCCGTTGCGTTTGCTCAAATGAAAACCGGTTTTGCAAAAAGCGCGGCTCAAATTCGCAAAGGTCAAGAAAACATTTTCAGTGGGATGAAAACGGCTGCGGTTGGGGCTGCGATGCTTGCCCCGGTTGCTCTGGCTACCAAGGCCTTTGGTAAATATGAGGAAGGCATGGCGGAGGTCTCGACGCTTACCAGCTCGACAGCGGCGGAAATAGAGTTGCAATTTGGTGGAATAGTAAACGCCACAAGAAAAGCGTTCGGACAAAAAAGCCAGGCAACAATCAAGGCGCTCTACGACGGAATATCATCGGGAGTGCCTGTAACGCAAAAGGCTGTTAAGAACTATCTGGACGCAGCCGGAAAGCTGGCTGTCGGAGGCAAGACCGACATGACAACGGCCGCTGACGCAATAACCACGGTGGTTAACGCGTGGAAAGACTCAGGGATAACCTTTGCGCAGGCCAGCGATCAAATGTTTGCGGCGGTGCAAGCGGGCAAGACAACGGTCGTAGAGTTGAGTCAGTCACTTGGTAACGTGGCCTCTACAGCGGCCGGGGCGGGAATCGCTTTTGACGAAACGATGGGCGCTATTGCGGCCCTTACTTCTGTGGGTAACCCCACGGCCGAATCAATGACCCAAGTTGTAGGCGTGTTGACTGCTTTGCAAAAACCTAGTTCACAGGCTCGAAGCGTACTAAAAGAATTGGGAGTAGAAGTCAACTCTGTAACGATCAAACAAAAGGGATTGAGGGGCACGCTTGAAGACATTATTGAGGGCGTAAACAACTACACCGACAGCGAAGCCAAAAGATCTGAAATGATTGGAAAAGTGTTCAGAAGAATTGAGGCTAGCAAGGCAGCTATAGCACTGACTACAATAGCCAGCGAGAAGTTTGCTGACGCTACCGACAAGGTTAGAAACTCACAGGGGCTCATGGGCGAACAGGCCAATAAGATGAGCAAAACCACGTTGTTTAAATACCGCCAAACCATGCAGGGGCTGTCAATAGCGTGGGAGGATTTTGGACGAGCGGCGGCACCTGTGATGACGGATATGTTACGGGATCTGACTCCGATCATTTCCGATATCGGAAAGTTTGCGAAGGAAAATCAGGGGCTGATAACCTCTCTAGTGGGCATGTGGACCACGGCGGCGAAGGTTGTGATCGGCCTTGGGGCGCTCAAGGTTGCGCTCGGAATAGCGGGAATAATCAAGGGCGTCGCGACGGCGTTTAGAGTATTGACAGTGGCCATGCTCTCAAACCCGTTAGTGCTAATAACCGCTCTAATAGTGGGCGCGGCGGTTGCCTTCGTTGCGTTTAGAGAAGAAATTTCTTTGACTGGTTACTCGTGGGCGATCATCTGGGAGCAAATGAAACTCGCAGCAATGGAAACTTTTAACTACGTTGCTGACGCCGGCTTGAAACTCTACGATTCGTTGCCTGGATTTATGAAAACTGGAAGCATTAAGATTGCGGCCGAAGGATTGAGCGTTGGCAGACTCGACACTAAAGCGCAAGACAGGCGAATCACCGAAGCGCAAAACGAGTATTACAAAGCAGCGGAAGCCAAAGATAAACGAGTGGCGGCGGGCGGAGGCGGGCTTGGAGATATGTTGATCAATTCCTTAAACGTCAACGTGTCATCGTCGGACCCCAACGCCACCAGCGAGCAAACAGCACGTGACGCAGCGCGCGAAATGGAGAAGGCTCTTGTGCGTATTCAGCAGCAACGCAAGCGGGAGGCGGTGTCTTGGAGTGAGAGTAATAATTCCATGGCGTATTTGGGGCCGCAATCAGGGCCAAGGAGGTAAACGTGGGTAAATTAACATGGGGATCTCTCGGTGATTTACCTTTTGAGTTTTTGACCTCGCCGGTCTACGGATCTCTATCACGTAGTAAAGCAGCCAAGTTTACAGATCACGAGCGGATCGTAACGACCGACGCCAAGGGAGACTATCAAGGACAAAAGCCTTTGCGAGAAGTATCCGGTTTGGAGCTTGAGACGTATTCGTTTTCTCTTAAAATTTCGACGATGACTTTTGAA